CTAATTGGGAGAATTGCTCACCATTTCGTAGGGAGCGAACCGCACAACCCCTTCTCCCAGAAACTCATTGACCTGCTGCAAGCGCGCCTGCATTGGCTCCAGTTCCAGGCTGGCCCAGACCGCTGCCGCGTCGCTGATGGAACCGAACCCACCAGCGTTCTGTGGCACCACCCCCATCAGTTGCGGATAGACCCGCAGGCCGGCAAGTTGGTCGTCACGGCTGATGTTCTTGATCGAGCCGAACTCGTCCTTGGCCGCCACCTCGCTGACCGGAATCAATTGGATCCCCTCCTTCTTCCCGTTCGGCGCGTAGACGAACAGGTTGCGGAAATTGCCAGGCCCCTTCGCGGTCTTCAGCGCCGTGCGCAGCGCGTCGATGTCTTCCTCGTTCTGTGCGGCGTCGGTCATGTAGAGGATGAAGCCGGCGTGGCTGCCGTTGTTGTAGTACTTACGCCGGAACAGCGTGGCCGACTCGTTCAGCAGGGCGCTCTGCAGGGCGCAGAACCACTCCGGCACTCCGTAGATTTCCTGATTGATGTCGGCCTCGCGCAGCTGGATCACGCTGCCCTTCTCGAATTCGTGCTCATCCTTCCAGCTGCGCACCTGGTAGAACGTCTCCAGATCGGTGCCGCGGCGCATGTACTTGGCCAGCGGCGCCTGCAGCGGCATCCGCGTACCCAGGCGCGAACGAGGCTGCTCGAGGTAGGCCGAGCCGAATGTCAGCCAGTCCAGGGAGAACTGCTCGAACGTCGCCCGGCTGAGCAGGCGGTGCGGGATGAAGGTCTTGGCCAGCATGTTGCGCTTGAACTTCAGGCCCGACTGCAGGTAAACGCTCGACCCCACCGCCTTGGCCAGCCCCTCCATGGACAGCGGCGGCTCGTACCACCGCCCGTTCGACCAGCACTCGAGATAGTCGAGGATGCCCCGGCCGTCGAGCACCGGCATCGGATCACCGAAGGTGAAGGCCTCGGCACGGCCGCCCTGGCGCGGGATGAACTCGCCTTCCTGGGCGGACTGGACTGTAACCGGCTGCTGGCGGCGGTGGCTGCGACGTTTGCTCATCAAAAAATCTCCATGCGCCCGGTATTCGCGGGGGTCTGCCCCTCGAGCGGCTCGTTCTGCAATGCGTGGAATAGCGCCCAGGCCAGATCGGCGTGGCCGGTGTTGTCGTTGCGGCCGGCGGTGTAGGTGAACTGGCGCCCACCGGCCGTGATGGTCTTGCGGATAGCCATCAGCGCCTGGGCCAGGTCGGTCCAGCCGGCGTCGAATTCGAGGCGGCCGTTCTTGATCACCGACCAGGCCTTCATGACCAACTGCGTCTTCACCTCGGGCGAGTAGCTGAAGGTGCGCACCCCCGGGAAGAACTGGCGCACCAGCTGCGCGACGCCAGACCCCATGCCGGTGGTGTCGACGCCGATGTAGGTGACCCAGTAGCGCTGGGTCACCTTGCGGATGAACTCGGCCTGCTCTGCGAAGTCCTTGCCGCGGAACTGATGGCGCTCCAGCACGCGGAACTTTCCGCCCGGTACCGCCGGCGGCGCCACCACCACCAGACCCGCGGTGTCGCCCGTCTCGGCGGGGTCATAGCCCAGCCACACCTGGCGATCACCGAACGGCCGCAGCGCGAACGGCTTGTAGTCCTCCGACCACAGGTCCCAGCTATCGACCATGCATGGTTGCAGCATGGTCAGCGGGAAAATGCTCGCGCCGTCGTCGACGAACTGGCACATCAGCAGGTTCTGGAAAGCCTCGGCGTCGTACTCGAGACGCAGCTCGTCGATGTCGAACAGGTCGCAGCCACGGGCCTCGGCATCGAGGATCGTAACGATCTGGCGCCAGATGCGGTCCTCGCACAGTCGCCCTTGCTGCAGGGCGTCATGACTTACGTCGATCTTGATGCGATCGGCGGCCGGCTTGCCCTTGTTGAAGCGCTCGCCAGTCCAGAACGTGTAGGCCTCATGCGCCATCGAGCTGGGCGTCGAGAAATAGGTCCGCCGGTAGCGCTTCTGCATCGCCATACCGCTGGCGACCTTGTTCAGCTCCTTGAACTTGAACGTCCAGAAGAACTCGTCGAAGTAGAAGTTGCCGTGGTAGCCCTGGGCAGTCCGCGCGTTGGTGCCGAGGAAGTGCAATTCCGCGCCGTTCGGCAGGATGATCGGGTCGCCCTTCAGTTCGACACCTACCGCATCGCGCGCGAAGGCCTGGATATACGCCTTGAAGATGTGCGCTTGGGCCTTGCTGGCCGACAGGAATATCTGGTTGCGCCCGGTTTCCAGCGCGTCGATCAGCGCCTCGCGGGCGAAGTAGAACGTGGCGCCGATCTGCCGCGACTTGAGAATCACGCGGGTTCGCTGATTGCCGGCGCGGTACCAGTCTTTCTGGTAGTCGAAGCAACCGTCGAGGAAGGCCTCGACCAGTTTCTCGGTCAGTTCCTCACTGATGTCGTTGCGCTTCGGCTTGCGCTTGGGACCTTCGTTACGCTTGGCAAGCTCGGGGTTCAGGTCGGTTTCCGTACCACCGCCCTGGTAGCGCTGGATCCGCGCCTGGCGCTCAAGCTGCCGATGCAGCAGGTCGATTTCCTTGTAGTCACCGCCGGTCTTGCCGTCCTTCAGGATCAACTGAACCAACCGGGCTTCCAGGGCGCCCCCGATCCGTTCTACGCTGTCGGCCCGGTCCCATCCGTCGCGGTCCTTCCATGAGTGAAGGGTCTTGTCCTTCTCGCCCAGGTGATCGGCGATGTCGCAGACACGCCAACCCATCCAGTACAGGAATTTGGCCTGGCGGCGATTGTCACGGATGGGAATTTCGACGGCAGCGTTCATGGCGCAGATGCTGCCGCCCACCCTCGCCCCTCAGTAGCGCCGCCCCTTGTAGCTCCGCCCCCTACAATCCCGCGTGATTGCTGGGCCGCGCGCGCGTCCCGAACATGCCCCTCATTGCCATGCACCCCGCATCAGCCGCATTGAGGACTCCCGGCATGAAGAAATTCCGCAGCAAATGGTTCCGCATCGCCGTCGAAGGGGCGACCACGGACGGCCGCAACATCGAGCGCGACTGGATCGAGCAGATGGCCGCGCAGTACGACCCGAACACCTACGGCGCGCGGATCAACTGCGAGCACATCAAGTGGGCCTGGCCGGCTGGTGAGTTCGGCGCCTATGGCGACGTGCTGGCGTGCAAGGCGGAAGAGATCGACATCAACGGGCAGAAGAAGCTCGCCCTCTTCGCCCAACTGGAGCCCAACCAGGCGCTGCTGGAACTGAACAAGCAGCGGCAGAAGGTCTACACCTCGGTCGAGATCGATCCCAAGTTCGCCGACACCGGCAAGGCCTACTTGGTCGGCCTGGCCATCACCGACTCACCCGCCAGCCTGGGCACCGAGGCGCTGTCCTTCAGCGCCAAGAACGGGACTCTCGCAAGCCGCAAGACCAATCCCGACACCCTGTTCAGCGCTGCCGAAGAGGGCACCCTCGAGTTCGAGGAATACGAGGACAAGCCCTCGGTCGGCGCAGCGCTGTTCACCAAGGTCAAGGAACTGCTCAAGGGCAAGGAAGCCCGCACCCAAGCCGAGTTCGGCCAGGTCGGCGAGGCCGTCGAAGCGATCGCCGAGCACAGCCGCGACCTGGGTGAGCAACTCGGCGAGCAGAAGAAGCAGACCCAGCAACTGGCCAGCCAGCTGGACAAGGTCACCAAGGAACTGGCGGACCTCAAGAGCACCCTCGATAGCACCCGGGACCACAGCCAACCGCAGCGGCCCCCGGTCACCGGTGGCGGCAGTGTCGCCCTGACCGACTGCTAACCGTCCCCCGCCCCGGTATCCAAAGGAAAAGCACCATGCGCAACGAAACCCGCAAACAGTTCGACGCCTACCTGGCGCAGCTCGCCAAGCTCAACGGCGTGAACTCCGCCGTCCAGACCTTCGCCGTCGAGCCGAGTGTCCAGCAGAAGCTGGAGCAACGTATTCAGGAGTCCAGCGAGTTCCTGAAGCAGATCAACATCTACGGCGTCGACGAGCTGCAGGGCGAGAAGATCGGCATCGGCGTCAGCGGCACCATCGCCAGCCGTACCGATACCACCGGCGACGGTGTACGCAAGCCGCGTGACGTGTCCGCGCTCGACAACCAGCGCTACGAGTGCAAGCACACCGATTTCGACACCGCCATCACCTACGCCATGCTCGACGCCTGGGCCAAGTTCCCGGAGTTCCAGGCCCTGCTGCGCGACGCGATCCTCAAGCGCCAGGCCCTCGACCGCCTGATGATCGGCTTCAACGGTACCAGCGCCGCGGCTACCACCAACCGCGCCGCCAACCCGCTGCTGCAGGACGTGAACATTGGCTGGTTCCAGCAGTACCGCAACAACGCTCCGGCACGGGTACTGAAGGAAGGGAAGACCGCCGGCAAGGTGGTAGTCGGCAACGGCGCCGACGCCGACTACAAGAACCTCGACGCCCTGGTGTTCGACGTGGTCAGCAGCCTGATCGATCCCTGGCACCGCCGCGACCCGGGCCTGGTAGTGATCCTCGGCCGCGAGCTGGTCCACGACAAGTACTTCCCGATGGTGAACAAGGACCAGCCGGCAACCGAGAAGATCGCCACCGACCTCATCCTGTCGCAGAAGCGCATGGGCGGCCTGCCGCCGGTGGAAGTGCCTTACGTGCCCGAGAAGGGCCTCATGGTCACCACCCTGAAGAACCTGTCGCTCTACTGGCAGATCGGCGGTCGCCGCCGTTACCTGAAGGAGGTACCGGAGAAGAACCGCATCGAGAACTACGAGTCCAGCAACGACGCCTACGTCGTCGAGGACTACGGCCTCGGCTGCCTGGTCGAGAACATCGAAGTCGCGGAGTAGATGACATGGCCTTCAGTCCCGCCAAGGCGCACTTCCTGCGCGTGACCGCCGCTCAAGAGGCGGCGGCCATTGCCCCGCACCAGGGCATGGAAGGCGCGAACGCCTATGAGCTGCAGCTCGCCCAGCTGTATCAGGATCGCAGCCGCCTGAAGAACATCCAATCCGGCGAAGGCAAGGCAGCGCTCAAGGTCGAGCTGCTGCCTGCCTACCAGCCGTACATTTCCGGCGTGCTGCAGGCCGGCAAGGGCGCCCAGGACGAGGTGATCACCACCGTCATGCTCTGGCGCATCGATGCCGGCGATTACGCCGGCGCCCTGGACATCGCCGACTACGTCCTCGCACACGACCTGGTCATGCCCGACCGCTTCGCGCGTACCGCCGGCTGCGTCATCGCCGAAGAGATCGCCGAGGCCGCGCTCAAGGCACAGAAGACCGGCGGCAGCTTCGACCTTGCGACCTTGCATCGCACCCTCCTGCTCACCGACCAGGCCGACATGCCCGACGAAGCCCGCGCGAAACTCTACCTCGCCGCCGGCCATGCCACCCTGGAAGGCCTTTCTGTGGAGAGCCCCGGTCAACCCGGGCAGGTGCAAGCCGGCATCGATCTGCTCAAGCGCGCGATCCAGCTGCACGACAAGTGCGGCGGGAAGAAGGATTTGGAGGCCGCAGAACGGCTCCAGAAGAAACTGACCGCCTCTGGCGGTTGACCGAGCGTACCCCGCGCCCCGCCGGCTCGGGGCCGATCTGCCAGGTCCTCTCCTTCCTGAGCAGTGACGCCCCGACCACCGGCGACCTCAAGCGAGCAGCAGCATGAGCGGATTCATCGCCAACGGCCCGGTCCCGAGCGGGCACATCAACAGCGATCCCTTCTGGCCCACCATCGAGCTCGAGCATGTGCGGGCGAACCTGCGCATCGACTCCAGCGTCGATCCGGCGCGCCTCGAAGTTGCGGTCATTGCCGCGGTGATCAGCGTCAACCGCGAGCTGCTGGCCTGGCGCCTTGAGAGGATCGCGGCCGGCTATGCCGAACTCGCCCAAGTGCCGTCCGACAAGGTGCGGGACACCTCCGAACTGGTGCAGCTGTATCTGCGCGCAGTGCAGTCTGCCACCGCCGCCGAAGTGGCCGAGCGCTACCGCTGGTACGACACCACCACCAGCGGCAATGACAAGGCCCAGGACATCGCAACCACCATCGACGACTACCGCCGCGACCAGCGCTGGGCGATCCGCGACTTTCTCAAGCGTCCCCGCACAACGGTGGAGCTGATCTGATGGCCGCCGTCGCGATCGCCCACCAGAACGACACCGTCGAGGCGCTGTGCTGGCGGCACTACGGTCGCACCGCCGGCGTGACCGAGGCGGTTCTCGAGGCGAACCACGGCCTGGCTGACCACGGCCCCACCCTCCCCCCTGGCCTCAAGGTCACCATGCCGGACATTCCGACAGCCGCCCCGGAACGGCAGATGGTGAACCTATGGGACTGACCACTTTGCAAGGAACCACCCCGCATGGCTGACCTCACCACCACCGCCACGGCCGGCGCCATCATGGGCCTCGGCCTGGGCGTAACCCTTCCGGTCGACGGCGGCATGCTGTTCGGCGCCCTGCTCGGCGCCTGGCTGGCCACCGGCACGAAGCAGGACCTGAAGGCCTGGTCGCGCCTGCTGTCGCTGATCCTGCCGACATGCGTGGGCTACCTGTTCGCCGATGTCGCCCTCGCCCGTGTGCCCTGGCTGACCAACCTGGCCTTCTCTGCCTTCGTCTGCGCCCTGGTGGTCATTCCCCTCAGCCTCAAGGCGGTCGCCTGGGTCGACAAGGTCGACTTCGACGACCTCTGGCGCCGCATTCGAGGAGGTCGCTGACATGCTCATGACTACCGTTCCGTTGATCGCCGCGCTGGCCTACATCGCCGCCGCGCTGCGCCTGGTCTGCTACCAGCGCTGCGGCGCCCGCTTCCGCCGCAGCGTCTCGTTGCTCGCCAGCCTGCTCGGCGCATCCATGGCCATCTGCGGACTGGAAATCCTGCTCTACCGCCCACCGGTCAGCATCTGGCACGCCATCGTCGCCGCCCTGCTGTGCCTGCTGATCTTCCGTTCCCGCGGCAACGTCGCCGCCCTGCTGAGGCCATCCGCATGACCCTTCGATATGGCGACCGTTCTCAAGAGGTCCTCCAGCTTCAGCGTCGACTGAACACCTGGGCCGGCGCCAACCTCTACGAGGACGGCCACTTCGGCGCCGCCACCGAGGACGCGGTGCGCGCCTTCCAGCGCTCGCATGGTCTGGTCGCCGATGGTATCGCCGGCCCGAAGACCCTGGCCGCTCTCGGCGGCGCTGACTGCTCGCACCTGCTGCAGAACGCCGACCTCGTCGCCGCCGGAGCTCGCCTCGGCCTGCCGCTGGCGACGATCTATGCAGTCAACCAGGTCGAGTCGAACGGCCAGGGGTTCCTGGTCAACGGCAAGCCGGCAATCCTGTTCGAACGCCACATCATGTACCGCCGTCTCGCCGCCCACGATCAGGTCACCGCCGACCAACTGGCCGCACAGTTCCCCGCGCTGGTGAACCCTCGCCCGGGCGGCTATGCCGGTGGAACCGCAGAGCACCAGCGCCTGGCGAACGCGCGCCAGATCGACGATACCGCCGCCCTGGAGTCGGCCAGTTGGGGCGCCTTCCAGATCATGGGGTTCCACTGGCAGCGCCTGGGCTACGTCAGCGTGCAGGCCTTCGCCGAGTCCATGGGGCATAGCGAGTCAGCTCAGTTCGAAGCGTTCGTCCGCTTCATCGACACCGACCCGGCGCTACACAAGGCGCTGAAGGCTCGCAAATGGGCCGACTTCGCCCGCCTCTACAACGGCCCCGACTACAAGCGGAACCTCTACGACACCAAGCTCGCGCGAGCCTACGAGCAACACGCCAACTGCGCCGAGGCCAGCACGTGAGCCTTCTGCGCCAGGTGTTGTACAGCGCCGCTCTGCTCGGTGCCCTCGGCTTGCTCCTGTGGGTACAGCAGCAGCGCATCGACCTGGCGCAGGCCCGCCTGGCCCAGGCCGAGTTGGCGAGGAAAGCCAGCGACGCCCAGCTTTCCCGCCAGGCCGGCACCATCACGGCCCTCAAGGCCGCCCTTTCCCGCGAGCGCCAGGCCCAGGCCGACCTGGACCAACAGCGGCAGCAGCTGCGCCAGGCGCTGGCCATCCGCGAACGCTTGATCGAGGACCTGAAACGTGACGATGAACCCTATCGCCAGTGGGCTGACCAGCCTCTGCCTGATGCTGCTCGCCGGCTGCAACAGCGCCCCGCTATCACCGGAGCGGCCGCTTATCATCAGTGGCTGTCCCGCCGTGACGCCCTGCAGCCTGGAGTCAGCGGCACCGAAGGACAACGGCGGCCTACAGACTGAAGTCGAGCGTATCGGCCTGGCCTGGGCCGAATGCGCCGCGAAGGTCGACATGATCATCCGCACCCAAGGGGCTGCTACCCATGAACAAGCCCGATAGCCTGAAGGCGCATCTGCTCGCCGCCGTGCCGGAACTCAGGAACAACGGCGACCGCCTGGTGATATTCATCGACAACGGCCGGGTCCGCAGCACCTCGGCCGAGAGCCTGTCCTTCGAATACGCGTATGACCTGCAGGTGATCCTCACCGACTTCGCCGGGCACCCCGACAGCGTGTTTCTGCCGCTGCTCGGCTGGCTGCTGGTGAACCAGTCGGATCTGCTGGCCAACCTCACCAAGGTGCAGGACGGAATCACCTTCGAGGCCGACATGCTCGACCGCAGCAAGGTCGACCTCGGTATCGTTCTGCCGCTGACCGAGCGTGTCGTCGTCAAGCGCCGCGAGGATGGCCGCTACGATGTGAGTCACCCGGAAGAGCCCCAGCTCACCGAAGCCATCGAGGTCGATGGGCCGATGCAGATGCTCGCCAACGGCGAGCTGCTGGCCGAGTGGACGCCGCCGACGCCCACCGAGGCCGTCATGCTCGAGACGCCGCAGATCAGGCGCCCGGCCAATGGTTGACAGCCTCCAGGCTCTGGAAGACTGGGCGGGGCCGATTCTCCGCGCCCTCGAGCCAGGCCCTCGTGCTGCCCTCGCGCGTTCGCTGGCCCGCGATCTACGGCGCAGCCAACAGAAGCGCGTGATGGCACAGCGCAACCCCGACGGCAGCGCCTACGAGCCTCGCAAAAAACGCGAACTGCGCGGCAAGCAGGGCCGTATTCGGCGCAAGATCAAGATGTTCCAGAAGCTGCGCACGGTGCGCTATCTGCGCGCCAAGGGCGACGCCCAGGCGATCACGGTTTCCTTCGCCGGCCGAGTCGCACACATCGCGCGGGTTCACCAGTACGGGCTGAGGGACCGTGCTGAGCCTGCCGCTCCTGAAGTCCAATATGCACGGCGCTCCCTTCTAGGGTTCTCAGATCACGACATTGCAAGCATCCATGACCGACTGATGGCCCATATGTCGAAATCAAATAGTTCTGGTTAGCCTAGCAGCCACAACCAAAAACAGAAGTACAAAATACAAAAGTTAACTATCACAAAAAAGATAGCTAACCGCAAAATTCGAAGTATTTCTATGGAAAAAACACATTCGAAAACAGAGCGTAGAAATAATTCTAAAAACGAAAAAAAATTCTTATAAAAATTGATTCGACAGATAGAAAACCTAAAATCTTATGCGTCAGCAAAGACTGACACTTTGCGAGTCATACATCGCATACCGGCCTAAAAACCCCAATCTACTATCGGAGAGAAAAGTGAGCCAAAACTCGGTAACAGCCTATGGCAGCGCAACCGCCTACATGATGGATGATGCAGCTGAACATATGCTAAAGGCATATTCTAGATACTTAAAAGCAAAACCTTCACAGAACTCTTTACAAGACGACCCCACTTCACCAACTGAGTCAGCTCTAAAAGCCGGCTCTACAATTCTAGGAAGCCTTGGAGCCGTAGGTAGTATCCTCGGAGTTCTACCTACAGACAACGATGATCAGAAAAGTTTTTCACTCACCCTCATCAACTCGACCGACCATGCGTTTGTTCCCCGCTCAGTAAATCTAGCAGGACAATACTACGCACAAAAAAACTTTGGCCCGATTGGCCCCAACGAATCAACAGAACTCACATTCACCATCAACCATTCTTACAACCCACAAGATAGCGACGAGGGGTACATTTACATCTATGGCGTTATGGCTCACGCCTCAAGCGGAAAGACTGTGTCGATTGGAGTTAATATTACTGAACCGAACAATAACAATAACAAAACCTGGCATCTTCAGGCATTCAACAGCGATGAGTTTGGGGACGTGCATTACGATGAAAGCACGAATGAAGTAGACCATAACACACGTCTGCGCTACATAGAATGCAGAGCAAGCTCTCCCAACGACTACCCCTCTTTTGGCCTCAGCATGTACTGCCAGACAGCCAATCTCCCCAGCTATGTTCTCGTCATCACTCCAGTAGCTTAATAGGTAACAAGAATGACCACGACCACAAAAGGCAATGTTTCCGACACCTTGCAGACCAACCGCTCCGTAGCTACTAGCTATGCCAGATATCTTCAGACTAGCAATCCCGACACCTATCAAAGCGTAGGTGGTTCTTTGATTCTGCCTGGCGTCTCATTCGTAAACGCATTAATCGGAGCCAGCATAAACCTTTATAAAGGAGCTACTAACCTAAAAAATCGGCGACAGGAACAGAGCAACGAAGTATCTATTAACATAAAGAATTGCACAAATAATTTAATCTGTTTTTTCAAGATTGACTGCGCAACAAATGCCTACTTCCAAGACACCATCCTCCCCCCAGGGAAAAGTATCGATTTATCTTTAGGCAATGCAGTCGGAAACAAGCATGACACCAACACCCCCAGACTTTACTTTTACTATGGAAACGACGAAGTCACAAAGTTTGGGATAATTCACTTTGCAGACAATACCGACGACAAATCCCGCCAAATAAACCTGTACAAATCGGAGATCGACCACATTAGCGTAAGCGACCCAGACAGTACCAGAGAGTACCACCATCTCAGTTCTCAATTCTACCTATTCGACTTCAAAGGCTCACTACCAAACCTATACATTTTCATGCCTCCCCTCAGCAACTCAGACAGCTGTCACGGAAGCGTAGTGTTTCTTGAAACAAACGACACTGTAAATGGGTGACCACCCAATCAATTGACTACACCGAGGCTCTATAAACCAGAGCCTCGGTGCAGCCACTTCTAACAAGAATAATTTTCAACTTCAGATATAGAGTTGTAGAGAGGCAAAAGACAAAAGCTAAAAGAAAAAAATTCTTAAGAAAACGATAAACATATACAGCATGACTCGTCATGCCACCCTAGCCCGCCTGCTCGAAAACCTGATCCGCCTCGGCATCGTTGCCGCAGTTGATCATGCCACGCAGCGCGTCCGTGTACAGACCGGCAACCTGCTGACCGGCTGGTTGCCTTGGCTATCTCCACGTGCCGGTGCCGACCGCGAATGGAATGCTCCCTCCTTGGACGAGCAGGTGCTACTGCTCAGCCCCTCCGGCCAGACCGCCAATGGCGTGGTCCTGACCGGCTTGTTCAGTGACCTGATCCCGCCCAACGGCGACCGCGACGCCCTGCATCGCACCACCTACCGTGACGGCGCGGTGATCGAGTACGACAGCGCCGCCCACCACCTGCGCGCAGTTCTTCCCGCCGGCGGTACCACCGAGCTCATCAGCGACGGCGGCATCCGCATCGTCGGCGACATCACCCACCAGGGCGACTACATCCAGACCGGCAACCAGACCGTCACCGGCAAGGTCACCGTGAGCGACGACGTGATCGCCAAGGGCATCAGCCTAATCGGTCATACCCACGGCGGCGTCATGCCGGGCGGCGCTACGACGGGGAAACCGCAATGAACGCCCATACCGGCGGCGCCATCGACCGCTTGGCACACATCCGCCAGTCGATCGCCGACATCCTCACCACTCGCATCGGTACCCGCGTCATGCGACGCGAATACGGCAGCCAGTTGCCGGAGCTGATCGATGCTCCGTTCAACGACACCACCCGCCTGCAGGTCTATGCCGCCACCGCCATGGCCCTCATGCGCTGGGAACCGCGCATCCGCCTGAGCCGTGTCCAGATCACCGGCCAGAACCTGGCCGGCCAGGTGCTCATGGAGATTGACGCCACCCTGGTGGACAGCAACGAGCCGCACAACCTGAGCATCCCCCTGCAGATGGGCGCCAGCGCATGACAACGAACTTCGTCGCCATCGACCTCAGCCAGTTGCCACCACCACACGCGGTGGAGCAACTGGACTACGAGCAGATACTCGCCGAGCGCAAGGCCTACGCCATCAGCCTCTGGCCGGAGGATCAGCAGGCGGAAATCGCCGCCCGCCTCGCCCTGGAGTCCGAGCCGCTGACCAAGCTGCTCGAGGAAAACGCGTACCGCGAAATGCTCTGGCGCCAGCGGGTCAACGAGGCGGCTCTCGCCAACATGCTGGCCAGCGCCCAGGGCGCCGACCTCGACCAGCTCGCCGCGAACTACAACGTCAAGCGCCTGGTCATCCAGCCCGGAGATCCGTCGAAGGTGCCACCCGTGCCGGAACTGTTGGAGTCCGACGACAGCCTGCGCGAGCGGGCGCAGATGGCATGGGAAGGCCTCAGCACCGCGGGACCGCGTAACAGCTACATCTTCCACGCCCGCGCCGCCGACGGCCGCGTCGGCGATGCCTCGGCCGTCAGCCCATCACCTGCCGTTGTCGTGGTGACGGTACAGGCCGCCCAGGGCAACGGCAGCGCCCCGGCGGACCTGCTGGCCATCGTCGACGCCTACCTCAACGACGCCGACCGCCGGCCCGTCGCGGACCGCCTGACAGTCCAGTCCGCCCAGGTGCTCGAGTACCGTGTCGACGCGACGCTCTACCTGGCCACCATCGGCCCGGAATCCGAGCCGATACTCGATGCCGCCCGGGCCCGCTTGACGGCATACGTCCATCAGCGTCGACGCCTGGGCATGGAGGTGTCCGAGTCGGCGGTGCATGCGGCCTTGCATGTAGAAGGCGTGCGCAAGGTCACGCTCAGCAACTGGTCGGACATCGCCGCTACACCGGCCCAGGCGCCCTACTGCACCGGAATTACGCTGACGCTGGGGGATGAGTGATGCCCAGCTTGCTCCCACGTAACGCCACCGAGCTTGAGCGCCTGGCCGCCGAAGCCTTGGCGCAGATCGAGCGGGTACCGATCCCATTGCGCCAACTGTGGAACCCTAGCACCTGCCCGGTCGCCCTTCTGCCGTACCTGGCCTGGGCGTTCTCCGTCGATCGCTGGGACAGCACCTGGCCGGAGCGTGTGAAGCGCCAGGTCATTCGGGATGCCTACCTCGTCCACTCCCACAAGGGAACCTTGAGCGCCCTGCGCCGCGTGGTCGAGCCCGTCGGCTCGCTGACCGACATCCTCGAGTGGTGGCAACAGACCCCCGCCGGCGTCCCCGGCACCTTCGAAATCACCGTCGACGTCAGCGACAACGGTCTCGACGAGGAGACCGTGCTCGAGCTCGAGCGCCTGCTCGACGACGTGCGCCCAGTCAGCCGACACCTGACCCGCCTGGACCTGCGCATCACGCCGGACATCCTGGCCCGCCACGGCCTGGCGACGATCGACGGCGACACCCTGGAAATCAGCCCCTGGAAGCAGTGATATGACGACTCCCAAGTACGGCGGCCTGCTCACCGACATCGGCGCGGCAGCGCTGATCGCGGCGAGCGAAGCCGGGAAGAAGTGGCAGCCCACCCATATGCTCATCGGTGACGCCGGTGGCGCGCCCGGCGAGACGGCTGACCCCATCCCCTCGGCCACTCAGACCAAGCTGATCCGCCAGCGCTACCGCGCTCAACTGAACCGCCTGTTCGTCTCCGAGCAAAGCGCAAACGTGCTGGTCGCCGAGCTGGTACTGCCGATGGCCATCGGTGGATTCTGGATACGGGAGATCGGCCTCGAGGACGCCGACGGGAAGTTCGTGGCGGTCGCCAACTGCCCGCCCAGCTTCAAGGCCAGCGTCGAGAGCGGGAGCGCGCGCACCCAGACCATCCGCGTGCAGATCATCCTATCCGGCATGGAGCACGTCGAACTGATCATCGACGACGGCATCGTCTACGCCACCCAGGACTGGGTGACGGCGAAGGTTGCCGCGGACTTCAAGGGACGCAAGGTGCTGGCCGGCAACGGCCTGGTCGGCGGTGGCGATTTGTCTGCGGATCGCACCATCGCCTTGCCAGCCTCCGGCGTGGGTGCCGGCACCTACCGTGCGGTCACCGTCAACGCCAATGGCATCGTCACCGCCGGCAGCAACCCGACCACGCTGGGCGGCTACGGCATCACGGACGCACTGCATGCCAGCGAGGCGGTCACTACCCCGACTGCGAACAAGCTGCTCAGGCTGAACGCGGCCGGGCTACTACCGGCCTCGATTACGGGCAACGCAGCCACTGCCAGCCGGCTTGCAGCGCCCATCACGCTCAGCGCGAGCGGCGATGCAACGTGGTCAGCTCGGTTCGATGGGGCCACAAACGTCAACGGAGTCCTGACGCTGGCCAACTCCGGCGTCACCGCCGGGACCTACGCGAAAGTCACGGTGAACGCCAAAGGACTGGTTACCGGAGCCACCGGGCTTGTAGCGAGTGATATTCCGGCCCTTGATACCGGAAAAATCACCTCCGGCATCTTGCCTGCTGCCAGAGGCGGTACCGGCAATGGTATTGGTCAGGCTGCAACGGCGGTCAAACTCGCCGCCCCTCGTACGATCTACCTCGGTGGGGACGCCAGCGGCTCGACAACGTTCGACGGTAGCTCAAACGCTGGAATCACGGTCACGCTGGCGAACTCGGGCGTAAATGCCGGCTCCTACCCCAAAGTCACCGTTAACGCCAAGGGGCTGGTTACCGGTGGCAGTGGCCTGACGGCAGCGGACATTCCTGCGTTGGATGCTTCGAAGATTGCTACCGGCCGACTCGATCTTGAGCGCTTGCCGTTAGTGTCGCAGGGACTAGCCACGGCTGTGCATACCAGCGTTGATCCCAACTCGGTAGTCATTCCGCTGGTACTAACCAACCACGCGAATGGCCCAGTGGCTGGCCGCTACTACTACATCCAGACGATGTTCTACCCGAGCGTCGAAGGCAACGCGACGCAGATCGCAACCGGCTATGCCGGCGTGGCTGACATGTACGTTCGTTATGCCTACGGCTCCCCCGCAACGACCGATCCTTCCAAGCGGGAGTGGTCAGCCTGGGTTCGCTGCGATCTGGGCGGTGCCTTCGCACACGCGCCCGATGGCGAATTGGGTGGCTATGTCAATCTGGACTCGATGATTGCTTCGGGCTGGTGGCATCAACCGTTCACCGCGAACGCCAAGAACGGCGCGAACTATCCCGTAGGCGAAGCAGGTTTATTGACGGTTCATGCTCCAACCGCCACGATGATCTATCAGACCTATCGTGGCTACGCCGCCGGCGGTCTGTATTGGCGCTGCCGCTACAACGGCACCTGGTCAGCATGGTATCGCGCATGGGACTCCGGCAACTTCAACCCGGCCAACTACGTGGCCAAGTCGGAATACTCCTGGGCGTCCTTACCTGGGAAGCCTGCGACCTTCCCTCCATCGGGACACAACCACGACGCAAGTCAGATTACGTCTGGCATCCTCCCCCTGGCTCGGGGCGGCCTTGGGGCGAACAACGCCATGACGGCGCGTAGCAACATCGGAGCCGGCACCATCGCCACAGCCTCCTTGGGAGCAAGCGGTTGGTGGAGGGACAACGATACGGGTTACATCCGGCAGTGGGGCCGGGTGACTGTGCCTGGTGATGGTACCGCGGCGATCACCTTCCCCATCGCGTTCCCGAATGTCTGCTTGGGTGGATTCGCTGGCCAAACTGCGCATTTCCACCCAGGAACCGACGCGAGCACATCGTTCTATAACCAGTCGACGACAGGTGCAACTTTGGCAAACGGGTATCAATTCCAGGCGGTTTTGCTTTGGGAGGCATTCGGTCGATGAGCGCTAACTATGTTTTCTCGCCGTCCGCGCGGGTGTTCTACCCCGTGTCCTTGCGCGAGGTCTACGAGGCCGGAATCGGCTGGCCGGATGACGGCGTCCCCGTCAGCGATGAAGTACACGCCCGCATTCTGCTAGAACAGGAGAATGGCCGTGTGATCTGCGCGGACGTCGATGGACAGCCAGCAACGAAAGAACCACCGCCGCCCACAGAGGAGGCGCAAGCCGCGATTGAGCGCAACTGGCGCGACCGCCAGCTCGTCGACACCGACGCCCTGGTCGCCCGTCACCGCGACGAGCTCGAGGTTGGTACCACGACGCTCAGCGCGGAGCAGTACCAGGCGCTGCAGGCCTACCGCCGCCAACTGCGCGACTGGCCGGAGTCCGGTGAGTTTCCGCTCGCAGAACACCGGCCGACCGCACCGGACTGGCTCGACGCCCTCTTCGCCGATGGCGTCTTGTAGCTTCCCGCCGTACAAGCTTCCCACCTCGCCCCATCGCCGCGCGCGCGGCAGCCTGTGCAGTGTCATCCAACCACTGCACAGGCACACCCCATGGCCGCTGACCAATACCATCACGGTGTCCGGGTCCAAGAGATCAATGACGGGACCCGCCCCATTCGCACCATCGCCACCGCGATCATCGGCCTGGTAGCCACCGCCGAAGACGCCGACGCCACCGCGTTTCCACTCGATACACCGGTACTCATCACCAACGTGCAGGCCGCGATCGGAAAAGCAGGCACCAGCGGTACGCTGCCCGCAAGCCTGCAGGCGATCGCCGACCAGGCCAACGCAGCCACCGTTGTGGTACGGGTGAAGCCGGGCGAGGATGAAGCCGCGACCAATAGCGCCGTCATCGGCGGCGTCAGCGCCGAAGGCAAGTACACCGGCATGAAGGCCCTGCTTGCCGCCAAGGCCCGCTTGGGCGTGGTACCGCGTATTCTCGGCGCGCCGGGCCTGGATACCCAGCCGGTCGCTACCGCACTCATCGCCATCGCCCAGCAGTTGCGCGGCTTCGCCTACGTCTCCGCGAATGGCTGCAAGACCAAGGAAGAGGCCACCGCATACCGCGAGAACTTCGCCGCGCGCGAAGCCATGGTGATCTGGCCGGACTTCCTGACTTGGAGCACCGTGGTCAACCAGACCGTACCTGCGCCAGCTGTTGCCCAGGCCCTGGGCTTGCGCGCCCGGATCGATCAGGAGGTCGGTTGGCACAAGACTCTGTCGAACGTCGCCGTCAACGGCGTGACCGGCATCAGCGCCGACGTGTTCTGGGACCTGCAGAGCCCCAGCACCGACGCCAACTACCTCAACGAGAACGAGGTCACCACCTTGGTGCGGGAAGGGGGATTCCGCTTCTGGGGTTCGCGCACCTGCAGCGATGATCCGCTGTTCGCCTTCGAGAACTACACCCGCACCGCCCAGGTGCTGGCCGACACCATCGCCGAAGCGCATATGTGGGCTGTCGACAAGCCCATGCACCCGTCGCTGGTGCGCGACATCCTCGAGGGCGTGAACGCAAAGTTCCGCGAACTCAAGGGGCTCGGCCTGATCATCGATGCCCAGGCCTGGTACGACCCCAGCATGAACGACAAGGACACGCTCAAGGCCGGCAAGCTGCGCATCGCCTACGACTACACCCCGGTGCCGCCGCTCGAGGACCTGACCTTTTTCCAGAAGATCACCGACAGCTACCTCGTCGACTTCGCCAGCCGCGTCAACGCCTGACGCCCAGCGCTCCCCGGACGGGGAGCCGACCCACCTGATTCCGGGAGAGCCCTACCATGGCCATGCCGCGCAAGCTCAAGAACATGAACCTCTTCAACGACGGCGGTAGCTACCAGGGCCTCGTGAAGTCCTGCACCCTGCCCCCGCTGGCCCGCAAGATGGAGGCCTTCCGCGGGGGCGGCATGAACGGCCCGGTCAAGGCCGACCTCGGCCACGACGACGACGGCATCCAGTTCGAGTGGACCGTCGGGGGCCTGGAGCTGACCGTCCTCAAGCAGTACGGCGCAGTCAGCGCCAGCGGCGTGATGCTGCGTTTCGCCGGCGCCTACCAGCAGGACGATACCGGCGCGGTCACGTCCGTCGAAATCGTCGTTCGCGGCCGGCACGAGACCATCGAAATGGGTGACGCCCAGCCCGGCGAAGACACCGAGCACAAGATCACCACCACCTGCAGCTACTACAAGCTCGTCGTCAACGGCGAGGAAGTCATCGAGATCGACCTGCTGAACTTCGTAGAGAAGGTCAACGGCAAGGACCTGCTCGAGGCACAGCGCAAGGCCATCGGCCTGTAATCCCTTCCCGCCGGCCCGGCCGGCGGTTTCTTTCCCCCTTGGATACCGAACCCATGAAAAACGAAAAAAACACCGCAACGCCGGCCGAAGACCAGACCATCACCGACAACTTCGTAGTCCTCGACCAGCACATCAAGCGCGGGGAGCAAATCATCAACACCCTCACTCTGCGCAAGCCCTCCTCTGGCGAACTGCGCGGCCTGCACCTGCTCGACCTGCTGCAGTTCGATGTTGCCGCGACCATCAAAATCCTGCCGCGCATCAGCCAGCCGACCATCACCGAGCCCGAGGCCGCCGGCATGGACCCGGCTGACCTGCTCGCCTGCGGCCAGGTGATCGCCGGTTTTTTGCTGCAGAAGCGGGCGAAGGCGGCAGCCTCCCTGATCGCGTAGAAAACGCCATGGCCGACCTGGCCGTGACGTTTCACTGGGCGCCGGACCATATGGACCGGCTCTCGCTCACCGAACTGATGGAATGGCGCGAACGCGCCCGGGTACGGAGTTCCGCCGATGGCGAATGACCTGCAGCTGCGCGTGCTGCTCAGCGCGATCGACAGAGCCACCGCTCCCCTGCGTCGCATCATGCAAGGCAGCGACGCGACGGCCCGGGCGCTCAAGGCAACTCGCGAGCGCCTGAAGCAGCTCAACGCTCAGCAGAGCGACGTGCGCGCATTCCGCACCCAGCGCGGCGCCCTGGAGCAGGTCAGCACCGCGCTGGCCGCGCAACAGGCCCGAGTGAAAGCGCTGGCCCAGCAGATGGCCGCCGCCGGCAACCCCACCCGTGCGCTCACCCGCGACTACAACCGGGCAATCCGTGAAGCCGGTTTCCTCAAGCAGCAGCACGCGCAGCAGAGCCAAGCCCTGCAGCAACTGCGCACGCGCCTCAGCAACGCCGGCATCAGCACGCGCAACCTCGGCAAGCATGAGCGCGACCTGCGCGCGCAGATCCAGGCGGCCAATGGCGCCATCAACAGCCAGGCGCAGCGCTTACGTAACCTCAGCCAGCAGCAGGAACGCCTGACCCACGCCCGCAACACCTACAGCCGCGGCATCCAGAGCGCTGCCGCGCTGGCCGGCACCGGCATGGCGGCGCGCGCGACGGGCATGTACACCGGCGACAAGCTGCGGCAGATGCTCGGCGTGGGCTACGAGTTCGACGCAACAATGTCGGCCACCCAGGCGGTGACCCGCATCGAGCGCAAGGACGATCCGCAGATGCAGGCGCTGCGGCAACAGGCCCGAACCCTGCCCCTGTCCAGCAAGTTCACCGACAAGGAAGTCGCCCAGGGCCAGTACTTCCTGGGCCGCACCGGCTACAACGCGAAGCAGATCCTCGGCGCCATGCCCGGCATGCTCAACCTGGCCGCCGCGGATGACATGGACCTCGGCGACACTGCTGACATCGCATCGAACATCCAGACGGCCATGGGCATTCCAGCCGAGAAGATGGACCAGGTCGCCGACGTGCTGACTGCGGCATTCACCCGGAACAACGTCGATATCCGCATGCTCGGCGACTCGCTGAAGTACTCCGCCGGCGTCGGCCGCGAGTACGGCCAGAGCCTGGAGACGGTCACCACCGCCACGGCCCTGCTCGGCAACGCGGGCGTCCAGGGCAGCATGGCCGGCACCTCGATGCGCTCTGTTCTGACCCGCCTGGGCACATCCAGAGCGGTAGCCAAGCTGGGCGTCCAGACCAAGGACGCCAACGGCAACATGCGCGATATGCTGGACATCCTGAAGGACATCAACAAGAAGACCGCCGGCATGGGCAACGTGCAGCGCGGCGCGATCTTCAAGGACATCGCTGGGCAGTACGCGGTGACCAGCTTCGGCACCCTGATGCGCGCCGTCGAGGGCGGCCAGTTCCAGACCATGCGCGAAAGCCTGAACAACTCCGAGGGCGAGGCCGCGAGGGTCGCCGCGACCCAGTTGGCCAACCTCAAGGGCGACATGACCATGTTGCATGCGGCCCTGGAAAACATTTCGGTCGAGCTGTTCGACAAGAACAGCCCCTGGCTGCGCGAGCTCGCCGCCGACCTCAGTCATCTGCTGCACAACGTCGGCGAGTTCCTGAAGGCCAACCCGCAGGTCAGCAAGGGCATCGTCATCACCGTCGCCGCGTTCTCGGCGCTGATGGCCACCGTCGGCAGCCTGGCCATCACCCTCGCCGGCATCCTCGGTCCGATGATCGCGGTTCGCTTCATGCTCAGCACCATCGGCATTCGCCTGCCCGGGCTGATCGGCCTGCTAAAATTGGTGTTCGCACCGATCCGCATGCTGGCCGGCCTGTTGATCGGTCCGCTGTTGACCGCCCTGCGCGTCGTGAGCATCGCGCTGTGGGGTCTGGCCGCCAACCCGGTGGTCCTGGCAATTGCCGCCGTCGTGGCGGTGCTGGCCGGCGCCGCGTACCTGATCTATCGCAACTGGGACGCCGTCAAGGCGTACCTGCTGGGGCTGTGGGAAGAGATCAAGGCAGGTTTCGACGGCGGCATCGGGGGCATTCTTTCAACCCTGATGAATTTCAGCCCCCTCGGTCTGATCTACCGTGCGTTCTCCGGCGTCCTGGGCTACCTGGGCATCGATCTACCGGCACGCTTCACCGATTTCGGCAACATGATCGTCCAGGGCCTGGTGAACGGCCTGCTCGCCGGCATCGGGCAGATCAAGCGCGCGGTCCAGCGCGTCGGCGGCGCCGCGATCGACTGGTTCAAGGACAAGCTCGGCATCCATTCACCGTCGCGGGTGTTCGCCGATCTGGGCGGGTTCACCATGGCTGGACTGGCCCAGGGCCTCGGCGCCGGCCAGGCCGGCCCGCTGAGCGTGATTGCACGTATCGGCCAGGGCCTGGTCAACGCAGGGCGCCAGACTGTCGCCGGCCTGGACAGTGAGCTGACCCGAGGCACCCGCTCTACGATCACCCCGCCGGCAGTGGTGACCGAACTGGTCGCGGCCCAACGGCAACGCTCGCCGATGTTCGACCAGCCGTTGCTGGCCATGCTGGGCGACCTGAGCAAGAGCGCCGGCGCCATCGGTGCCCTGGTGCTCGGCGCCAGCGCCCCAGCGCAGGCCATCACCATCGACAACCGTCCCCCGGTCAGCTCGGCGCCAGCGGCAGTCAGCATCGGCGGCGACACCTACTACATCACCATCCAGGCCGGTGCGGGCAGCGACGCCGCAGATCTGAAACGCACGCTCAGCCAACTGCTGGACGAGCGCGAACGCAACAAGGCGGCGCGCCTGCGCGCCCGCCTGCAGGACCAGGAGTAACCACCATGATGCTGTCCCTCGGGATGTTCGTCTTCAGCCTGCACACGCTGGCCTACCAAGAGTTCCAGCGGCAGACCGAGTGGCGACACGCCAGCAGCAGCCGCATCGGTGCCCAGCCGGCGCGCCAGTTCGTCGGTCGCGGCGACGACGCAATCACCCTGCCCGGCGTGCTGCTGCCGGAGCTGGCCGGCAGCGCGTTGAGCCTGGACGTGCTGCGGCAGATGGCTGACACCGGGTCGGCCTGGCCCATGGTTGAGGGCACCGGACGCATCTACGGCCTGTGGGTGATCGAGCGTGTCACCGAGACGCGGACACTCTTCTTCGCCGACGGCACCCCGCGGCGGATCGAGTTCTCCCTCGAGCTCAAGCGCATCGACGACGGACGCACCGATCTGCTCGGCTCGGTCCTCGGTACCGCCGGCAACCTGCTGAGACGCATCCTGTGATCGATGCCGCCCTCGCCCGCGTGACGGGCTACCTGACCAGCGCCGTCGACCAGCTGCAGCGCGACGCCGGCTACCCGGTGCCGGTGTTCCGGCTCACGGTCGACGGCAACGACATCGCCCAGCTCATCAGCCCACGACTGATCGCACTGGACCTGACGGACAATCGCGGCCTCGAGGCCGATCAGTTGAGCGTGACACTCAGCGATCATGACGGGCTGCTCGCGATCCCCCCGCGCGGCGCCGTGCTGCACCTCTGGCTGGGCTGGAGTGACAGCGGACTGGTCGACAAGGGCACCTACACCGTCGACGAAACCGAGCACAGCGGCGCGCCGGACGTGCTCAGCATCCGCGCCCGCTCGGCAGACCTGCGCAAGGGACTGAAGGTCAAGCGCGAGCGCAGCTGGAGCGGCCCGAAGACGTTGGGCGACGTGCTCACCGACATTGCCCTCGGCAACAACCTGAAGCCGGTGCTCGCGCCGGCGCTGGCGGGCCTGCCGATCCTGCAGCTAGACCAAGCCAACGAGTCAGACGCCAACCTGCTGACCCGCCTGGGCGAGGACTTCGATGCGGTGGCCACCGTGAAAGCCGGCTGCCTGCTCTGCCTGCCGGCCGGCGGCGGCAAGACTGCCAGCGGCCTGGCGCTGCCGCACATCATCCTCACCCGCCAGGATGGCGACCAGCACCGCTACCTGCAGGCCGACCGCGACAGCTACGACGGCGTGCGCGCGTACTTCTACGACGTGAACAGCGCGAAGAAGCAAGAGGCCATCGCCGGTGCCAAGGGCGACAACCTGAAGGACCTGCGCCACACCTACAGCGACCGCCAGAGCGCCCTGCGCGCTGCCCGCGCCGAGTGGAACCGCCTGCAGCGTGGCAGCGCCACGCTCAGCTACGTGCTCGCCAGAGGCCGGGCGGACCTGATCCCGGAGCTGACCTACACCCTGCAGGGCGTGAAGACGGAGATAGACGCGATCATCTGGTACGGCGGCAATGTGCAGCACAGCCTCAGCGCCGACGGCGGCTACATCACCAGCCTGGAGCTGGAAAGCAAGCTGCCCGAGGACCTAGTCAGCGACCTGGCCGACGACACCGGCGGCGACTACACCGGCATCATCGCCTACTACCGCGACGAGAAGAGCGGGACGGAGAAGACCATCACCGCGGGAGACCAGAGCAAGCCACGCCGCCTGCGCTACCTGTATAGCACCAAGGCCAGCGCGAAGCGGGCTGTCGATCGAGAGTGGAAGCGCCTGCAAGCGGCTCGCTAGCCGCTCGTCGACATCCCCTGAATACTGGATATGCATACAGCATAATTTCTCTCCCGCTCCTTTCACGTAACACCTATGGTTCACCTCCCCCGCACAGTCGAACTCTGGTACGCCGCCCTCAACGACAACCAGGCCCGTATGACGGCGCCCGAATGGCATTGCGAAATGCTGCGCAGAGCGGCCGCGGAGCTACTCGCGGCAGGAGGCGTGGACCAGGCTGGCTACCTCGACATGCTCGACCTGGCCACAGGCGCGCAAGCACACGCCCTTGAGGAACGCGCATCGCAGTGGTTCCGGCCGAACCGAACGTACCGGGTCCTGCTCGAGGGACGCGAGGTAGGCCAGATCGCGCGCGGTTCGTTCAGGCCGTCAGTACCAGGGATGAGTGATGGCCTGGTGCGATACGACAAGCGTGGCGAGTTGGTGATGCTTTATCAGCGGACGATCTACGCGGGAGACATTCGCGGGCGACGCTGGGCATGCACAGACGGGCAGACCTACACTCTCATGGCCATTGGCTGCAGCTGGCAAGGGCGGGAGTGGCGAGCGTTCAGCGATCCGGACGAATATCGCGTGGCACTCAGTATGGCTGAACTGGCCGAAGAGACTGGAGATGTATGGAATGCTGCGCTGTGGCGCGAACGGCTAAAGTCCTGTGAACTTCAGCTTTGTGGCGACTGCCAATTACACTTCGATCTGGTCGAAGAGTGCCAAACCTGTACCAGAACTGGTTTAGTTACGGCCATTTCAATGGAAGGGACAATGGATCAGTATACAGTTTGTTCCACACCATGCTCAGATACAGGTCAACCAGAAGCCAGCCGGACCTAATAGCTAAGGACACTTCGAAAACAAGCCACCATAGACAACCATTAAAAATTAAGCGACGATGATACCTCTACCACTCCACTTTATCTCATAAAACCTTAATAACTCTTACCTGACGACCAATTCAACTGCCTTAATTAACTTACAACGAGGTGTTTTTAAACATTTTGACCGAAGTGGATTGCACTTCTCTAGACATGAACTAAAATCTTGTTTACAACTCACTTTAGCGCATGCTTCAGCACAGCTGGATTCTTATTATAAAAATTATTCATACTGCTTCGCGAGGTGGACCATGCAAGTATATGTAGTAGTGCGTAACAACTATAACAAAATCCTTCTAATTGCGCAGAAGCGACAAATGAATGGATTTTGGGGAGGGCAGGTCGGGCGCGATGTTGCTGTAAATCAGGCGGGGCAATACTGCTTACCTGGTGGTCGCGCGGAGCAGACGGACTTGAGCTATACAGCTACGGCTCTCAGGGAATTCCAAGAAGAGACAGGCGTGAATCTGGCTGATTATGCTGGAATTCAATTCAAGGAGATTAATTATGGAGATAATTTTATTCTGGTGGAGGCTAATATTTGCCTTGGACATATATTTGAGATAGAGAAACTAGCAAATGAGAACCTCCAACCGACGCAAAATTCACGACCGGCAAGTTCGGCGGTAGTGGATTGGGAATTGAGTCGCGTGATTGCTGTAAGTGACTCAGTTGTTGACCGGTATTTAGGCGTACGGGTAACTGATCCAAGAAACAAAATTGGGCCCAGTGGGCATAGGCATGCAATTGACTGGTATGGATGGGTCGGAGAGTATTATGCTCAATAATTAGACTTTAGTACTTTGCACTGGGAGTTACAGACAAAAGCTTCGAGCCCTTCACTTCCTTTTGGGCTAATTATTCGATCGGCACCTACCTGAGAGTTTCTCCAACACTTACAACAAAGTTTATTACTCGAAAAGATCTTCGGGAGGAACGGCACCTTGGGCTCGCTCAGAATGTTTCTGCGCTACCAAAAGCAAGTACCCGGAAAATGCACTAATAAAGTTTGTAACCCTGTGCACAAATTCTTGCTCAGGAGCGCCCTCTTCCTCAAAAACTCGCAAAGAAAGCTTAAATTTCTCAAGCTCCTTTTCGAGTTTTCCAGACTCTGGCTCAAGATGATGAGCATATATATTTCTAATCCTATTAAAACTATTTACTGCACCCCACAGCCAGCTGACATCAACATGGGGAGCTGGATGTATAATTAACGAACGAGTTATGAAGGTAAGCTTCTGGAAATTCAATTCGGCCTTTTCAAAAAACTCATAATTCGGAACAACAATTGAGCAAAAATCACGCATCAACTTTTCGACAATCAGATGTCCCTTTAGAACAACTGTCAAATTATCTGGCGCCCCTGAGAAGTGCCTCCCCATCCCTCCAATTGCTGTATCACAAAATTCAGAATAGAAATAATCAAGAATATGGGACACTAAACAATCCTCAAGTCGCCTAACATTATAGAATCTATAGCGCTTATGCCCCTGCGGCACAAGCTATACGCTTCCGATCATAATCATCCTGGTGGCCCTGAAGCTCAGGCAGTGGATCTTCCATATCAGCCTGTACCACCAGATCGGACAACACCCATCCCAATGCCTCATAGGCCTTGAAGCAGGTTTCGTTGGCGCTGCTGCGGATACCAGGGCGGTACCGATCCAGATCGCCAAAAACCTCAGTCACCTGGTCAACACTCGAGGCCTTCAACGCGTCCAGCATCCTCTGGCGCAGGTTGTCCATCAGTTCGACCTGGGCGGCCGAGTCAGCCGCCGCAACACATGAGACCATCAGTCCGACCGCAGCGGCCGTTCCCTTGAGCCAGTTCATACGTCCCTCTCTTCACAGTGGGGCCTTCGGCTACCGCCGAAGACCTATTCAATCAACGATCCCGGTAAGCGCATGCCAACCGCAGCAAGTCCAACTGGTCCTGCTCGCTCATCTGACTCAGGCAGATCAGAAGAGCGGTGAGCACGATGGGGTCGATGGGCTTATCCATTGGTCTACTCCTTTGACAGGCCACCCGGCGACACGATGTCACCGTGATAGCAGCCTGGGAGTACCCCATTCTTCACATAGCGCCGCGTGCCAGAAGCAGAAATCCACGGTAGGTCGCCCGGGATTTTTTTCCCCTGCTGGCGAGGTGTCCTATTTGCTTGTACGACGCGCCTCTGCTGCCTCTAAGAAGCCTCTTCCCATCCGTATGTAAGCCGCTTTGTCCTCGGCATCCATAGCCAGCATGTAACCCAGTACATCTAGCTCCGCCTGGCCGAAAGCATCAAGCTCGGCGGGCTTCCTCCGTCCCGTAATAACGTACAGAACATCGACTCCAAGCTCAGCAGCCACAGCTAGAACTGAAGCCCCAATATCCCCGCCGCCACCTTCGTAACCGGCAATAGTCCGCTTGGCCACTCCGACGCGCTGGGCAAACTCATCTTGGTTCAGCCCAATGCGCTTGCGCTCAGCCTGTAGCCGAGCGCCGATCTCTTCTCGTGAAGGATGCAAAATAATTCATCTCCGCTATTGACTAATGCAGAAACGTGCATCATTCTTCGATTGTCATCACACGAAATTGCACGAATCTGCACTATGCCGAACGCCTACCCGACGGAGCAAGCCCGCGAGGCAGCCCGCAAACACATATCTCGACTGGGCCTTTCAGTCCGGGAATGGGCCGAAAGAAATGGCCTAGGAGAAAGCACCGTCTACGCCGTTCTCAACGGGCAAAAGAAGTGCCTGCGCGGCGAAGCCCACCGCGCAGCCGTGTTGCTCGGGATCAAGGACGGAGTGATCGCACAGTAATGGCCACCAGCTTTGAGAGACACCAGAAGATGAAACGCCCGCTCCTAGAAACGCGGCGCCAGGTGGTCAGCGCGATCATCGGCGCCTATCCCGGCGGTCGTGAATGCGCCGCTGCCCGCCTGGGCCTCGATCTGAAGAAGTTCGACAACCACGCCTATGAGAACGCCGGCAGCAAGCCGCTCAGTGACGACCAGTTGCGCTTGCTCGAGCAGGAAACCGGCACCAGCCACTTCCCCGAGTACGTCGCACACCTGTATGGCGGCATGTTTGTGCAGATGCCCGACCCGGCCCAGCTGGATAACCTTGATCTGTACGCCCGGGGCGTCGCCACCGCCATCAAGCGCGGCGAGGTCGACCGCATCATCGCCGAGGCGCTACGCGACGGAGAGATCGACGAGGCCGAACTCGCCGAAATCATCGTCGCCCACCGCCAACACCTGGCCGCACGACATGCCGAAGTCGGCGCAGTGATCACCCTGCACCGGAGGGTCAAGGCGTGAGCGTCTACAAGCTCGTCTGCCCCTGCTGCCACAGCCGGATGCGGATCCGCTCCTCCGAGGGCCAAACCCCGTGCTTCCGCTCGATGTACGCGCAATGCACAAACGCGCTCTGCGGCGCCACCTTCACCGGCTCCCTGAGCTGGGACTACCAGCTCAGCCCCTCGGGCCTCGAGCGGCCACTGCTGGTGCTCCCCATGGCACCTTCGAAAACCCGTCAACTGGCACACCGCGACCTCGCGGCCGCAACCAACCAGTTGGACCTGCTGGACCACATGGAGTGCATGCAATGAACGGCAGCAACGACTATCGCAGCACCATGCAACAGGCCGCCGCAGCCTACTTGCGGAGCAACGCGAACCAGTACCTGTCCTCCGGCTCCGACCGGCTGTTCAGCGCCTGCGTCAACCATCTGGTCAAGGGCCTCGAGGTTCCCCAGTTCATGGCCGAACAACTCGCCCAGCGCGCCTGGGACCAGGTCTTCGCAGGTCCGGAGCCGATCTGGCTGGGTATCGACTGGGGCGAGGGTGACAGCGAAGTGGTCTACCTGATCGACACCCGCAGTCACTGTCGCTTCCCGATCCCGGCCCGCTATCTGCCCGCGCACCTGCTCAAACAGCGCCCCCAGCACACCCAGTAATCCCTGAAACACGCCCTACCCACTCCACTGCCGTGGGTTTGGGGAAGTTACGCCCAGAATTCGAGGTATCACCGCCATGAGCGGCCACATTTCAATCACCGTCGAAGTCGACCAGAACCAGGCTGAGAAGTACCTGCTCTGGCTGGTCAGCCAGTACGAAGCCGCCATGGCCGAGTGCTGGTACGACGATCGCTACCGCTATACGCCGCAGGGCCTGCGCGGCAAGCGCATCCTCGAGGATCGCCCACACATTGCCGGCATCTGCCGGACCATCCGCGAACTGCGCAAGCAGATTCGGGGGCGCGCATGAAGGAAATGGACCGCGAACTCAAGGCCGACGTGCTGCGCCGCCTGCAGGATCAGTACGGACTGACGCCGATCAAGGGCACAAAGTACATGCGCAAGGGCGAGTGCCCGACGTGCGGCAAAAAGGAGCTCTACACCCTGGTCGACAGCCCCTGGTTCATCCGCTGCGGGCGCGGCAAGTGCGGCGACACCTGGCACATCAAGGAAATCTACCCGGAGCTCTTCGACGACTGGAGCAAGCGAGCGCCGGCCACCGACAAGGAACCCGCCGCCTCGGCCCGGGCGTACCTGGCCCATGCCCGCGGCTTCGACCTGACGCTGATCGATGGCTGGTACAGCCAGGAAAACTACTGGGACCGTGACCTTGAGATCGGTAGCGCCACAGTCCGTTTCCCATTGAAGAAAGGGGGCTACTGGGAACGCCTGATCGATCGCCCGAGCCGCTTCGGCAAGAAGAAGGCCCGCTTCAAGCCGGGCGACAGCCCGCGCGGCGTCTGGTGGTGCCCACCCAGCGTCGACCTGCAGGAGGTGAAGGAGCTGTGGATCGTCGAAGGTATCTTCGACGCCATCGCACTGCTGCACCACGGCATCGACGCCGTGTCGGCCATGAGCTCCAACGCCTTCCCCGAGCAGTCTTTGCGCGAACTCGCGACAGCCCGTGGCGGCAAGCTGCCGAAACTGATCTGGGCGCTGGACAACGAACCCGGCGCCCACAGGTACACCCGGCGGTGGGTGACCGAGGCACGTGCCCTGGGCTACGTCTGCGAAGCGGCCCAACTACCGCAGCGCAACAACCGCAAATTCGACTGGAACGACCTGCACCAGCGCTGGATGTTCATCGATGACGCGGCCGAGCGCGCCGCGCAGATCGAGAAGGACCTCAAGACCGCGCGTCATGAGGGCGCGCTGCTGATCGCCGAGAGTGCGGCGGAGAAGGCCCTGCTGATGTACGACTGGGGCAAGCGCGGTGAATTCCACTTCCGCTTCGCCAACCGCCTCTACTGGTTCAAGCTGGATATCGAGAAGTTCAACAAGGCCATGCAGAGCCTGGAGGACAGCGACAACCACGACGACCAATTGCTGAACCAGAAACAGATGCGCGACAAGGCCCTTCAGCAAGCCGGCGGCGTCGTGGAAATCGCCAACTGCTTCCCCCAGGCCCTGTACTTCCAGCGCAACGAGGTCACAGACGAGAGCTGGTACTACTTCCGCATCGATCGCCCCGACGACGAGAGCGTGAAGAACACCTTCACCAGCGCCCAAGTCGCGGCGGCCAGCGAGTTCAAGAAGCGCCTGCTCGGCGTGGCAGCGGGGGCGATCTTCACCGGCAGCGGCGCGCAGCTCGACCAGATCATGAAGCTGCAACTCACCGGCCTGAAGACGGTGGCCACCATCGATTACCTGGGCTACAGCCGGGAGCATGCCTGCTACGTCCTGGGCGACGTGGCGGTGCGCGGCGGCGTGATCGAGAAGGCCAACGCCGAAGACTTCTTCGAATTCCAAAAGCTGCGCCTGAAGACCCTGCAGCGTTCGATCAAGCTGCAGATCGCCACCGACGCCAAGGACTACCGCCCCGAGTGGCTGGACTGGCTGTGGGCCTGCTTCGGCGCCAAGGGCCTGGTGGCGCTGGCATTCTGGTTCGGCTCGCTGTTCGCGGAGCAGATCCGCGCCGAGTTCCAGTCCTTTCCGTTTCTCGAGGCCACCGGCGAGGCCGGTGCCGGCAAGTCCACGCTGATCACCTTCCTGTGGAAGCTGCTCGGCCGGGCGGACGAGGAAGGCCAGGACCCGTCGAAGATGACCAAGGCGGGCCTGCGCCGCTGGCTGACCCAACTGTCGAACATGCCCATGGTCATGCTCGAGGCCGACCGCAGCGACAACAGCCGCGCCGGCGGCGCCGCCAAGTCCTTCGACTGGGACGAGTTCAAGCCGCTGTTCAACGGCCGCGCGTTGGGCGTGACCGGCCAGAAGACGGCCGGCAACGAGACCTACGAGCCCCCCTTCCGCGGCACCCTGGTGATGAGCCAGAACGCCACGGTGCAGGCCTCCGAAGCGATCATGACCCGTATCGTGAAGCTGCACTTCATTCGCCCAGAGATCACCCGCGAGAGCCAGGCCGCGGCCGACAACCTCAACCACCTGGGCGTACTCGAGGTCAGCCACTTCCTGCTGATGGCCATCCGCGCCGAGGCCCGCGTGCTGGAGTGCTTCCGCGAGCGGCTGAAGGTTCACAGCGCGACGCTGCGCGGTCTGAAGCAGATTCGTATCGAGCGGCTGATCCTCAACCACGCGCAGATGATGGCCCTGGTCGACGCGCTGCGCCTGGTGGTGCCGCTGTCCGAGCACCAGCTCGCCTGCGCTCAGCAGACCCTGATGACGATGGCCCTGGAGCGCCAGGACGCCGTCAACGCCGACGCGCCCGAGGTGGCCGAGTTCTGGGAGGTCTACGACTACCTCGAAAACCTCAGCGAAGAGCCGGTGCTCAACCACAGCAAGAACCCCGGAACCATCGCCATCAACCTCAACGAGTTCGTGAAGCTGGCCGCCGACCACCGCCAGAAGGTGGCCGACGCGGCAACCCTGCGCGACCTGCTGAAAGAGTCCCGCAGGCACAAATTCATCGAATACAAGGCCGTCGACAGCGCAGTGCGCGCGGCACACGCCCGCCAGAACCCCCTCACCAACCGACCCAGCACCGTCAAGTGCTGGATTTTCCAAGCCTGACCGGCGCGGCAACGCCGGAACTGCAACCCCAAAGGAGAGACACCATGCAACTGAACGTAGAACGCGGCGCACGGATGACCGGCAAGACCATTCGCCTGCGCCAGGCCGCACGTAAGGCCGGCCAGGAAGAGCACCAGATCATCAGCGGCAGCCTCTACACACCGTTCGACCTAGAGCTGCTGGTGCGCCACCGCATCAGCAGCGGCGCCAAGGTGATCTGCATCGACGAATGCAGTGAGCAACAGATCAAGCACCTGCGACACCTCAAAGGCGATATCCCCAGCGACCTCACCATCCACGCTGTTGTAGCGAACTGACTGACGACCCTCGACCCGGCGCTGCAACGCCGGAACCACAATCCGATAGGAGAGACACCATGCAACCCCTCCCCCACGACTATCTGCAACTGATCCACGACTTCCAGACCAGGCAGCAGGAGAACGAGGTAGCCGGCATCACAGCGTTGAAACGCCTACTCCCGATCGCACAGCGCGACAGCGGCCAGAGTGGCGTGATCGGTCGGTTCCTGCTCGGCCTGTACAACGGCCAAGCCCACCGCTTCGACCTCACCGAGCTGCGCAGCCTCGACCCAGCGCTGTTCGATGCTTGCCTGTCCGTGCTGCGCATGGACTACGCCCCGAAACAGGAAGTGCATGAGTACTTCGAAAACGGCGACGCGATCTGGCAGGACCTGAGCAAGCGCTGGGCCGCAGCGACGCTTGCAGCATAAGGAGGCTGACTGTGGATGTGATCGACCAAGCCAACGAACGGGCCGAGAACATGGTCCAGGCCGCCCTGGCCCAGCGGACAAACACCCGCCTGGCGCCCAGCGCCCTCTGGTGCGAGGACTGCGGAGAGCAGATACCCGAGGCCCGCCGCCAGGCTGCTCCGGGCTGCGAGTGCTGCATCAGTTGTCAGGAACTGCGCGAGCACCCCGCGCGGCGCTGAAGAAGAGGCGCCAGGGAGCGGCAACTCCCTGGCGCCAACCACCCCAAAGGAGAGACACCATGCAAGCGAATCAGCCTCAAGGCGGCGGCGCCAAGGCTAGCACAACCACGTCGGCGGCTCGCACTCGCCCAGCGATGGCCAGCAAGCGGCTGGACCTTCCGAGCATCTGTGATATCTGCGGCAACGCACGTTCCACCGGCAAACACCAACGCTGCAGCCGAATTCGCCAACAGGCCAAGGCTGTCGAGTGGGCCAGCTACATGGCCAACCTGGCGGCCAGGAAAACGCAGGGAGGGCGGCGGCATGCTTAAGCGTACCCTCTACCACTTCCACTTCTGCTGCGGCCTGGGCGGCGGCGCCGCAGGCTTCAACCGGGCGCGTCCGCGGGTCGGCAACGTCGAGGCCCATTGGGAATGCCTTGGTGGCATCGACGTGGACCCGGCCGGCCTCCGCGACTTCGAGCGCCTGGCCGGCGTCCCGGGCACCCTGCTGGACCTGTTCACCCGCGACCAATACATCCGCTTCCATGGAACGGAGCCGCCCGCCGGTTGGAGGGAGGCAACCCCGGAGGACATCCGACGCGCCGCCGGCGGGCGCCGACCGGATGCCGTGTTCATCAGCTCGCCCTGCAAGGGTGCCAGCGGCCTGCTGTCGGAGAAGATGAGCCTGACCCCGAAGTACCAGGCGCTGAACGAGTTGACGCTGCGCTGCATCTGGCTGATGGGCGAGGCATGGGCTGATGACCCAGTTCCGCTGATCGTTTTCGAGAACGTCCCGCGCCTGGCGAGCCGCGGCCGGCACCTGCTTGACCAGATCAACGGCCTACTCGGCGGCTTCGGCTACGCCGTGGCGGAAACCACTCACGACTGCGGCGAACTCGGCGGCCTGGCGCAGTCCCGGAAGCGCTTCCTGCTTGTCGCCCGCCACGTCGAGAAAGTGCCGCCCTTCCTATACGAACCAGAGAAGAAGTCGCTCCGCGCCGTCGGCGACATCCTCGGCCGCATGCCGCTTCCCGGCGACATCGAGGCCGCCGGCCCAATGCACCGCGTACCGTCCCTGCAGTGGAAGACCTGGGTGCGCCTCGCCCTGGTGCGCGCCGGCAGCGACTGGCGCAGCCTGAATGACCTGGCCGTCGAGGACGGCTACCTGCGCGATCTGATCATCGTGCCGGAGTACCACCGGGGCGTCCTGGGCGTGAATCACTGGGGCGATTCGTGTGGCGTTGTCGCCGGCGCGAGCCGCCCGATGAACGGGCGGTTCTCAGTCGCGGATCCTCGCGCGCCGGCAAACGCCCTGCAGTACCAGCAGTACGGCGTGCGCCGCTGGACTGACACCTCGGGCGCCATCATCGGCGTCAAGTCGCCCGGCCAGGGTACGTACTCCGTCGCCGATCCCCGCGGCCAGAGTTTCGGCAAGTACCCGGTCACCGACTGGGACGGTCCGTCCGGCACCGTGATCGCGGCCAGTACTACCGGCCAGGGCGCATTCGCCGTGGCCGACCCGCGCCCAGGCGGCGTCCGGCACAACAACGTGTTTCGCGTCGTCAGCATGGGGAGCCACGCCGGAACCGTCACCGGCGGGCACTCACCCAGCTCCGGCGGCCAGGCTGTTGCCGATCCCAGGTACCACAACTGGCACCCAGGGGCGAGCAGCCGCAAATTGCACGTCGGCGAGTGGGGAAGCGCTACCGGCACGGTCACCGGCTCCCAGCAGGTGGCCAGCGGCGCGCTGTCGATCGCTGATCCGCGCGTGTTCGATCGCACCAAGGGCGACGCCTACCTGACCGGCGGGCACTACGGTGTCGTAGGGTTCGACCAGTCCGCGGGCGCGGTGTCGGCCAGTGCTCGGCACGACAATGGCAGGTGGAGCGTCGCCGACCCGCGCATGCCGGCGGCGAACGACCGGCTGACCTGCATCATCCAGTCGCTGGACGGCACTTGGCACCGGCCCTTCACCACCCTGGAACTCGCCGCACTGCAGAGCTTGGTCGACCCCGAAGAGCAGTTGGTCCTCGACGGCCTGAGCGACAGCGACTGGCGCGAACGCATCGGCAACGCCGTACCACCGGCCGCGGCCGAGGCCATCGCCGGCGTGATGGGCACCACCCTGTTGCTGGCTGAGGCTGGCGAGACTTTCCTGCTCAGTAGCACGCCAATCTGGGTGCGTCAGGTCGCCGTTGGACTGAGTATTTCAGAACCTGCTGGGAGTCTCTGAGGAGAAGCAACATGCACGAACTATTGAAGATGTTAGACAGCCCGAGGAGCCTGCTGAACTTCTCGCTGGCAACCCTGGCCGTCCTGGCCTTGTGCTTCGTAGTGGTGGCCGGTCGGTAGAGAGCTACCAGAAACAGGCAACGAATCTTCTTGGCCCGCTTGCGGGCCTATTTTTTGGAGGCTTGATAGCCTGAACGCTTGGTGTGGATCAGGGGAACCAGATGGCAGACGGAGTCGAGGTACGCGGAAACCGGATCAGGATCTACTTCCGCTACCAGGGCGAGCTGTGTAGGGAGTCCATACCAGGGGACGCAACGCCCGAGAATATAGCCAATGCCGAACGGCTGGCCGGCATCATCAACTACGAGATCAAGCAAGGAGTCTTCAACTACAGCCGACACTTCCCGGACTCACCCCGGGTGAAAAGCAACACCCTCGGCCATTACATCGACCTCTGGCTCGATATCAAACGCAACCAGATCGCCGCCAGCGGCTTCCGAGGCTACACCAGCCGCGTGGAAACCCACATCCGACCTCGCTGGGGTGACAGCCAGGCCGACAGCATCGACCACCTGGATATTCAAGACTGGGTGCAGAACACGCTCATGCCCAAGCTGCACAACAAGACGGTGCGAGAGATCGTCAGCAACCTGCGGCAGATCTTCCGGCTGTATCGAACTCGGAACCGGACCGCGCACGACCCAACAGACGGCATCGTGATCACTCTCCCGGATGCGGATGACCCAGACCCATTCACTCGAGAGGAAATCGACCTCATCCTCGGTACCGAAACCGCGCGCACCGGTGAGCTGAACCTGGCGGAATTCATGATCTGGAGCGGCCCCCGCGTCAGCGAGGCCATAGCTCTGGCCTGGGAAGATGTCGATTTGGACACGGGGACCGTGGTTTTCCGCCGCGCCCGTGTACGCAGCCAGTACAAGGTCACCAAGACTCGCCGATCGACGAGGAAGGTCCAGCTACTGGCCCCGGCGCTGCGCGCACTGCAGCAGCAGGCCAAGCTAACCAGACGCCTTCCGCCCGTACAGATCGAGGTGATAGACCGCGACAACCGGACCAGAAAGGCTCAACGGGTACGCTTCGTGTTCCACAACAGTGCTAGCGGGGCGGCGTACTCCACGTCGGATACGCTGCGCAACGGCTGGTGGCATGGCCACCTCAGGAATGCGGGCGTCCGCTCGCGTGGTCCCAATCAGTGCCGCCACACCTTCGCCAGCCAGATGCTCAGCAGCGGCATCGCCACTCCCGAATGGATCGCGGACCAGATGGGGCACACCTCGACGGCGATGATCTTCAAGCATTACGCCAAGTGGATCAGCAAGGACGGCCCCGACATCGTAGGTCTGCTGAACCAGGCGCTGAAACTTTCCTGA